TACAAACACGTAGAGTCGACAATCAGCTTGCAGCAGATTTAGCCAAAAATACTTTAGATATTGCAGCCGCTGAAAGAGCTTTAGCAGAAGCTAGACGTCAAGCAGGTACAAGTGAAGTGTCTGATGAATTCGGTATAATAAGTAATATTCCTAATGAAACTCCTCAAACTATAAGTGCCGCGCAAAACCTTAGAAATGTTAGGGCTGCCACTGATGAAATTATTACTAATGCTAATAGAGCAAAAGATGTTATTGGAGCTTCCTTCGTACCAACCGCTATAGAAAAATTTGCTGGTGTTTGGAATCAACAGTTTGATAAAATGACAGATAGTTTAATGAATTTTATACAAACTGGAAAGTTTAACTTTAAAGATTTCATGAACAGCATGATAGCAGACTTTGGTAGGCTAATTATAAAAATGCAAATGGAGAAATTAGCTACAAGTATGTTTGGTGGCTCAAAAGAAGTGGGCTTTTCACTTGCTAGTTTTTTTGGTATGGCAAATGGTGGCGCATTTAATCACGGAATACAAGCTTATGCTCGCGGCGGAATGTTTACTAATAGAATAGTAAATCAGCCAACATTATTTAAAGCTGCTAAAGGCTTAGGAGTAATGGGTGAAGCTGGACCAGAAGCAATTATGCCACTAAGTAGAGATCCTATGGGCAGACTAGGTGTAAGCAGTACAGGTAGAGATAATAATGTTGAAATAGTAGTAAACAATTATGGTAATGAAAAAGCAACTGCTAAAGAAACTACTGATGGTAGAGGAAATCGACGAATAGAAGTTACTGTTGGTGATATGGTTGCTGGAGAATTAAGTCGTACAAACAGTAGTTTACAAAGAACTTTTACTAATACATACGGTTTAAGTTCAATGGTAGGAAGGAGATAGTATGGCTAACATAACCTGGCCAGCAGGATTACCTCAGTCACCACAAAAAGACTTTACAGAAACTATAGGCACAAATATTATAAGATCTGCTATGGATGCAGGGCCGGCTAAACAGCGACTACGCAGTCGCCGGCCTACTACTATGGCACTTAGTTTTATAATGACAACAGCACAAACCCAAACACTAGAAACTTTTGTAAATGATACACTATTAGGCGTAAAGCGATTCAATTTTACTCATCCTAGACTCGGAACTACAGTTGAGTGTAGACTAGTTCCACAAGGTGATGGACAATTTTTCTCACTACAGTATCGCGCGCCTGGATACTGGCAAACTAACTTACAATTTGAAATATTACCATGAGTAGACTAAACAGCTTATCAGCATCAGCCATTAAAGCTATGTTTTCATCTGAAACAGATGAACAGTTAATTACGTTATTAACAATTAAAGATCCAGATGGTGGAACAGATGATGTTAGATTAGCTGATAGTTTTATTGGTAGATTATTTCCAGATTATAGGACACGCGCATCTAATAGATGGAGCAAATCAGGAAGTAATACTAATACTGATAGAAATTGGGGCTTATATAGAAGCTGGTACGCTAGCAACCCTAGTTTGAATTGGGGAGATGGTGCCACAGGCGAAATATCGGGAACTATTACGTTAGCTAATGGTGGCAATAATGTTGATATTATTATCAGCGAGGCGGAAGATTTAGACCCTAATCATCCAGAATTTGCATTAAATGCTGATGGCACTGGAGGAAGTAGAGTACAATATTTTAATTGGTATTCTTTAGCTGCAACAGTTGGAGATACAGCTAATATTGGGAATACGTATAGTACAACAGTTAGTAATATAAATAATTTACAGCATGCTCATCATGTAGCAGGAATAGCAGCAGGAAATACACAAGGCTGGGCAACTAAAGCAAATATATACAGTATATCTAGGGGAACAGCAGGTGGTGGAATTACTTATACTAATATTTTTAAGTATATTAAAGCTTGGCATTTAGCAAAAACTAATACTAAACCTACTATTGTTAATAATTCATGGAATACAGAGAATACTTATTCTATAGCATCTATACAATCTGTAAATTATAGAGGACAAACATATGTGAGTCCATTTACTACTAGTCAGTTAGAAAATTATGGTTTATTTTCAAAAGACGGCACAAATGTTCGTATACCTCAAAGAAATACTGCTGTAGAAAATGACATACAAGACTGTATAGATGCAGGCGTAGTTATAGTATTTTGTGCTATGAATAATAGCATGAAAATAACTACAGATCCAAATGATCCAGATTACAACAATACAGTAACAATTGGTGGAAACACATTATATTATAATCGTGGAGGTGTAGGTGCGGCAAGTGATGTTATATTAGTAGGAGGAATTCGAGCAGCTGTAAATTTAGTAGGCAGCGATGGAATAGCTAATTTTAGTAATCGTGGACCGCGCGTAGATTTATTTGCTCCTGGTGCTTACGTTATGAGCTCTCTTAAAACTGCTGATCCTCCAGTTTCAACAACTAGTGGTTATATATTCCCTACCCCTGTAGCAGATCCTAGAAATAGTAATTATTATTTAGGTAAAGCAAGTGGAACAAGTATGGCCGCACCACAAGTTACAGGGCTATTAGCATTATTAGCAAATAACTATCAAGGAACATTTAATCAAACAATAGCAAGAGATTTACTATTTAATAATGCTACTACCTTAAACCAAATTCCTAGTTCAAGCGGTGGTATAACAGATGTTTATGATTTACTAGGGGCAGCAAACAGATATTTAAGTGTTCCAAGTACATTAACAAATATTAGCAATACCCTTAATTGGTCTACACAAGAGTTAGAAACCTTAGAAGGTTATACAGATGACACAGAGGTTATGTATGGTGTTACTTTTGCTGGAAAAGATTATTGGTTTATACCAATGCAAATTAATCTACCAAGCGAAGAAGAAACTGGTGTAGGAAATTTAACTATAACAATTAATTATGTAACCCCTGAAGCAATTACATTAATAAGAAAATATTTAACTAAACCAACACAAGTAACCATAAGTTTAGTATTATCTAGTAATTTAGTTGGACCAGCTCCAGAAGCCGAGTTCTCAAAATTTTATATTGTAGGGGCTACTTATAGTGCAGAAAGTATACAACTACAACTAGAAATGATTAATTTTACCAGAGAACCATTTCCTAGCTTTACATTTTCACCATTATATTTTCCGGGATTATTTTAATGGATTATAATAAATATATTGGATTACCTTACCAAGAGAACGGTAGAAACGAACAAGGTATTGATTGCTGGGGACTGGCAAGATTATTCTATAAAAATGAACTAAACATAGAATTACCTAGCTATACAGAACTATATGATGGCAGCTACGACCCTAAGGCCGTAGCTGCCATTAACTATTATAAAGACACTTGGACCAAAGTATCTAGCCCACAAGTAGGCGATTTGTGCCTATTTAAAATCATGGGTGAACTTAGTCATGTAGGAGTTTACATTGATAGCGGAAAGTTTTTACATAGTCGTGATGGTAAAGATAGTGTAATTGAATCTATAAATAGTCCTATGTGGTTTAATAGACTAGAGGGATTCTACAGATATACGGAAACAAGCCCCCTAACTGTTATAGGTAGTCCACATCCACTACAGTGGAACCAAGCTGTAGAATTGGCTCAGCCAGGAACAAACTGTCAAGCATTTGCAAATTATATTAGCATTAAATATAATTTAAGTGCGGGGTTTAGTAAACAGTTAATACTTACTATTGATGGAGTTCCTGTTCCACGAGATCGATGGGAAACAACATATTTTGAAAAAGATCAAGTAGTAAATTATAAAATAGTAGCACAAGGCAGACAAGGATTGCGTACTGTAGCTAGTATTGCTATAATTATTGCCTCCTACGCCTTAGGAGGCCCATTAGGAGCCGCAGTAGAATTTGCAGGAGCTGATGTTGCAGCATTAGGCGAGTTAGGTATTAATACTACTGTAGCATCTGCAGGATTTAAAATAGCCGGAACATTAGCAATACAGTTTGCTGGTATGGCACTTGTAAATGCAGCGTTTCCTATTAGGCCACCAAAAGATCCAGGACAAGCTATACCTACTAATATGTTTAGTGGTACGCAAAATCAAGCAAATCCATTTGGTGCAATACCAGTTGTGCTTGGAAAAACTCGTGTTACTGGACTACTTGGAGCCACGCCATACCTAGAAACATTAACTGCTACTAGCCTACTACACTTAATAATTATTTGGGGTTTTGGCCCGCTATGGGTAGATGAAGCAGGTATTTGCGTAGGCGCTACAAAATTAAGTAGTTTACACCAAGATACTACTAAACGCGATAGAAAGGTACAACTAACCTTAAGCGGCTCAGATTTAGAAACCGACTCTGAAAAAGAAGCCTTTAACAAGTATTATCCTAGCGATGTACAACAACTGCCGGCAAGCCCAATAGAATTAATCAATAACAGTACAACAGGTAACCCTTGGACTACTGTTACGTTTACGCAAGCCGCAACTAACATTAAAGTTGCTATTAATTTTCCAGAAGGCTTGCGCATGATAAATACCGAAAGCGGTAATAGTTATGCTCACAAAGTTCGTTTTGCAATAGCTTGCTATCCTAGTAGTTTTGGCGACCCCGGTAATACAGTAGATATTCCTGCTAATCAAAATGAATTACGTTACAGTATTGCTACTAATAAAACGTTTGGATTACAAGCTCCTGGTAGTTTAAGCGTGCCTCTTGGAGATAATGGTAGCAAAAGCTGGAATTTATATAGAAAGTATATATTTGCTATACAAGCTAATGGCAGCGTTGAAATGTTTGCGGGAAGCGTGTCAGATAATCCTGGTAATATTATAGACCAAGATCTAATCACTGCACTAGAAAGCACAGGATATGCTAGTTTATTAGGCTTGCAGGATACTTATCAATATACGCCTACTATACCAAGTGGTTTTATAAAATTACATGAAATTGTATTGGGTCCAAACAACTATTATACAACTAATAGTTTCTTAACTGGTTATAGCAGTTATGTAATAACTGGGTTAACATTAACTAGTACTGCAGATACCGTATCTGGTCAATTAACTGGTAGTAGAACTGTTACCGTAGCCAGTGGTAGCATTAAAACAAATGCTATTAATACCCCAACAACAGAAATAGATACATTAGTCTTTAGTGCATATACAGACTTGCCTAACGCAGTAGCAGTTACACAGAGTACTTGGGCTAATGAATTTTTACGTACTAATGCAGTTTGGAGCAGTACAAACGCACAAACTCATGAATACGATGATCAGGCTACAGGTGTAGTATTTCCATATGATGGATACTATACTATTGATCTTGCTGCGGATAATTGGGCAGAAGCCTATGTTAATGGTATTCAGATAGCTTCAACATCTAATAGTTTTAAAAACGACGAACAAGGCGGAGTGCCAGCAGGATCCGTACGACAGCAAGCATATATAGCAGCAGGTACATATACTGTTAGAGTAGTTGGAAAAAATAGAACTGGAGACGGAACTAATCCAGGTTTAACAAACAGCAACAGAGGTGTTGCCTGTAGAATTAGATTTGTTTGGGATGGTGTAGATAATATTAATCCTAATCAAGGTTGGGAAATTGTTGAGCTAGAGAAGAATGAAAAGGATGGTTTCAACTTTATCTATGAGTTTCCAGACAGACCTAGAAATACCTATACAGTAAGAGTAAAGCGATTAACAGCAGATAATACTAGCTCAGGTAAAACGCAGTTTGCACACAAAGCATACTTATACGCAATAACTGCTACAGATACTAGTGTGGCTCCATTAAAACCGCTGCCTGTGCGAGGTACAGAAAAGCGTAATTTAGCTAGAACAGCTATAGTTGTACAAAGTACAAATAAAGTTAATGGTACACTAGAAGGCGTAAATGCTCTAGTACAAACAAAAGCAAAAGTTTGGACTGGTACTCAATGGAAACTTGAACAACCTACAAGTAATCCAGCAAGTTTGTTTGCTTATGTACTGCAACATACTGCTAATGCATATCCTGTTAGTGACAGTGAAATAGATTGGGATAAGTTGCAAGAATGGTATGATTTTTGTAATCTTATTACAACTACTAAACCTAAATTCGAGTACAACAATGTATTAAATAGTACGCAAAGTTTAATGGAAGTGCTAAAAGATATAGCCGCAGCAGGCATGGCTAGCCCTACTTTTATTAACGGAAAGTGGAGCGTAGTAATTGATAAGCCTAGAGATTATACAGTTCAGCATTTTACTCCTCACAACAGCTGGGGATTTAGTAGTACAAAATCACTTGTATTTATTCCAGATGCTTTTAGAGTTAGTTTTCCTAATGAACTTAAGGCTTATCAGCCAGATGAATTAATAGTTTACAATTATGGATATGCTGAAACAACTGGTTTTATAGTAAATGCTAATAGTTTTGTAACCGGCAATACTTATAAAATAACATTTTTAGGCACAACTAACTGGAATGCTATTGGATATAGTGGTGCTCCTATGGTTGGCGGAACTTTTGTAAAGAATAGCACAGCAGCAACAGGAACTGGTAGAGCATTTAGTACACAATCCCATACAACAGGAACTTTTAGAGCTGTATCAACTGCAGAAAAATTTGAACAAATAAGTCTACCAGGCGTAACTAATCCAGATCAAGTGCGATATTTTGCTAGATGGCATCTAGCTCAGTTAAAATTACGTCCTGAAGTATATACTATTAATGTAGATTTTGAGTACCTAGTATGTACCCGTGGTGATCTTGTAAAAGTAACACACGACGTACCGCTATGGGGTGCAGGCTCAGCAAGAATTAAAAGTATTGCGGGTACTACTATAACTCTTACAGAACCAGTTTTATTAAATAACACAAAATCTTATAGTATATTAATTAGAACAAACGCAAAAGATGGGCAAAATAATAGCATAGTTAGTATTAGCAGAACTATACAAAGCGTAGCAACCAGCAACTATTATAACACTATAACTGTTACTGATGGTAATTTGGCCGGGGCAGAAGTAGATAACTTAATAATGATTGGCGAAACAGGAAAAGTTACTCAAGATCTTGTAGTATTATCAATACAGCCTAGCGGTAATACTAGTGCCACACTAACTTTAACAGACTATAGCCCAGAAATATATACAAAAGACCTAGATGATGAAAGCATTAGTTTTAATGCTAACATTAGTTTAGAAAATATAGATATTGTTAAAACAACTATTACTCAAGCTCCAAAAATTATTGAAGTAGCTACAAGTAGTGGTTTAAGTGAACAAGTATCTACAGGAACGTTTATAAATACTACTGTAGTTACTTTTAATAATCCAAGCAATTTAACGCAAACTGCTACAACCATAGAAGTAGAAATAGCGGCAGCAGACAATATATTTGATCCAGACAGACCTAAAAATCCTTACTATACTGATAAACAGTCTAGCAGTTTAGCACTGCAAGGACTAACCACAGATGCCCTATACAAATTACGTGCTAGATATACAAATAACGAGCACAGTGTATTTGGACCATGGTCTAGTGAGTACGGGTTTCAAGTAGTTGGTAAGAGCAATAATCCTTTTGCACCTAATGATGTTATGATAACATTACAAGGAACAAATA